GCCCAGAGGATTACTTTTAAGTTTGCACACAATAGTTTTAGCACCGTCCATAATCTCACTGCTATACTTGTCACCGTTCATTTTGCGCATTGTATTCCAATTCATTGCTGCTCTAACATGCCCGGGCATGTTTGCTTTGCCTAGTCTCTTTTCTTCTGCACTGTATTTGGTTAAGTTATTAACACGTTTCGGTGTACCTTTTTCCCAGCCTGGGCGTTCGTGAAAATTATTTTTAAACTCTTTGATCTTTTCGATAATCTCTTCTCGCTGGCTACCAGTTAGTACATCTAATAATAATTCGCTCATGAAGTCTTGCATAACCTTTGGAGTATCACTGCGCTTGAGATCCAGTCCCATTGCTTTTACTTTACCAGGCTTACCATCTGTGTCTAGTCTAAAACCTTCTAAGTCATATATCAGTGCCGCATAACGCTTCTTTGTGATATACAATCCTTTAGTTGCAACAATCTCTCTGCCGCCTTTGATGATCTCGCCATTCTCACGCGGGCAATGAAAAGCACGTTCCATAAACACTGGAAACTCGTCGTTTACTTGGTCTGCAATTCCATCATAAAGTGCTGTAACAATTTCTTTTGTCCACTCTTGTCTGCCACTTTCTACTTCGTCTTTCATCATGGGCCATGCACTGAAGTACACACTATCAGTATCGCCATATACAATAGCATCTCCTACATGATCTTCCTTTCCTGTAAGGAGACCATTAACTGTTTCAGCCATACGCTTGGAGATGCACCTTCCAGTAAGAGTTGTTGATTGCCCAATACGATGGTCAAAAAAACGACAACCTGGATTAAGAATAGCACCGTATAAACTATTAAGATTAATCTTCTTAACCAATTGTCGCTTATCCCAATATTCCACATCGCCTTGTTCATCCTTTGCTTTTTTCAGTTCTTTTTGCATATCTTTACGCTCTGCGTACCACCGCTCTAGTAGTGCAGGGATGATACCTTTACGTTCATAAGTAAAGATAGTACCATTAGCACTTAGTGTCCACGGCTGATTACTATCAAACATAAGACGCCATACATCATATGCACTGAGCGTATCTTCATCACCGTTCTCCCAGTCAATGGTAATCTCAGTGCCGCGCTCCATATTCATTACTGCTTGGTATTCTTTACTACCAAACTCTCCTTCCCATGCATCTGCAAATGACTTTTTATTTGCCATTTTTGTACGTACTGCATGTTCAGTCATTGTTTGTCGGAGTTGTCCAACAACAGTTTCTGGACCCATATTAAGTGCGCGAATCACACTAGGATACAGACTGTTAATATCAATAGCACCAATCCAGTCATGCAATCCTTTTTTAGGATATGCCACATAAGCACCTGCTGCTGTAGTGCTTTCACCGTCTCTGTTTTTACGATTAGGAACAACCATACCGCGAGCATGTGCATCATTAATGATAGCCTGCTCTGTTACAGCAACAGCACCCATAGTAGTCATAAGCAACACTGTGTTTTCATGTGCCAACACATTACTTAGGTCAATAAAGCGTAGTTTCTTATCTAGTTTGTTTAGCAGTGCAGTATCTTGTCTGTTATAGTCAATGAACTTTTCAAAGTCCTGATTATATAACTGATCAAGTGTGCCTTCATATGCAACTTTACGTTCATCTAGTTCATGTTCACCGATAGCATCCAATGTATAACTATGACGCTCTTCGTATGTGTATTTGCGATACAATTGCATATAGTCTAAGTGTACACGACCTACTAGGTCAAATGTAACACTTTCTTTACCAAAGCGTTCAAATGTGCGTTTCTTAGGCAACTGTCCAAACAAACACCATTTACGATTATCATCTTTACTAAGCACTCGAGTGATACGATTTACAGTGTACGGAATATCATATCCTTCGCTGTTCCATCCACTTACAATGTCTGCATCTTCTAACAAGTCTAAGAAAACTTCAAGCATTTCTGCTTCGCTTGTAAACAAGTAAGTATTATCGAAACGCTTGCATAAGTCAGTAGCAGTTTCCATTGTCATACCACCTGGTGGAATAGCCAATGTTACAAGTTGATCTGTCCAGTCTAAGTATATTGAGATTGCTGTAATAGGATTAAAAGGATCCTCAGGACTACTATAGCCCTTCTCTTTGTGAAAGTCTACTTCAATATCGAAAAAAGCAGTTTGCAGTTTAGGAGCATCTGCACCAAGATAGTTATCTGCTAAACAACGAAACACAGGATTAATATCACTTTCCCATATACCTTTGCCGCCTTGAATCTTCAGTTCACGCTGGAACTCTTTGCGATTGCGTGTACTAAATCTGCTTACTGGCTTATCATAGATAGTTTTGTATTTTCCACGTGGATCATCATAATAAAACACATAGTTAGCAGGATACTCACGATATTCTCGTTTACCATCTACACGTTCAACTACATGAATACGATCATGTTCTCTATCAAAATATGCGTCTACGTAACTCATTTTCTACCTTTGTACCATTTTGCTATACCCCAGACACTCATTACAGCCCAAAATATCTCTAGTGTTATGTTAGCAAGAACTGGCTTAAAATACAAGTTAATTCCTAACAATATTGCTACTACTAGGTTAAAGAAACTGTACCAAAAACCTTTAGCATCTACTCTATCTGTTTGCAGTGCCCAGTAAGTACCAACCAGTAACAACATACCGCATTGTCCTACTACGTCACTCCAATGTAATGTATAATAATCTACCATAATCCTGCGGCTACTCCATAACCAAAAACGTTGATACAAGCAAAGTATCCTGTTAGTAACATAATCCAAGCGGCACCTCTGCGCCAACTTGCATATAATTGTGTTACACTTCCTACAAAAAATGCAGGGTATACCACTAGCATATTGGGATCGTCTGCGTTAACTGCTAGTGTCAGACTTGCATATACAGTGAATAAGAAACTTATTAGTTCAAAGTAAAATGCAATACTATCACTGCGATAACTGTTTACCCAAAATTGTTTTACACTGCTCATAGTACTGACAAGAAGTCCCTTACGCCATTGGCAACATTTTGTTCCCATATGTCTGCTTGATGCGGTGTACCTACATAATCTGTTACATACTTGTAGCAGTCAAACCATACATTCATACGTTTGCAAACACTTGCAATAGCGTATGCTTCCATATCTACAATATCAATATTGTTATCTACAAGCCACGGTTCAAGTTCATGTACAAACTGATCGCCGGTGCCTACAGTAAGTCCATGCGTCATGTCTGCACTAAACTCTAGATAGTTATAACCTGCTTCAAAAGGTGTAACACCTCTTGGTGCTTGTGGTTCTGCGTTCATGTCTCGTTGTACAAAACGTGTAACACGATGCAACCCTGTTAGCTCTTTGTTGCAACTACCCGCAGTGCCATAGTTAACCACACGAGGGTGGAAGCCTAAACTATTTGCTTCCATGATTGCTTGTGCAGTTGCTACAGCAGCGTTGACTTTGCCAACGCCAGTATAGATTACTTTGTAGTTCTTAGGTGCTTGTTTGTATGGAAGTTCGGCTTCCAGTGCAACTAACAATATGCGATATTGCATTTAGATCTTGCCAACTGTAGCAAGAATTGTTTCCAGTGTTTCATGGTCTTCGCTTGCTTTGTCAAAATCTGCTTTGTATGCTGTGCGTACTGCTTTTTTAAGTACAGCAGGCTTGATCTGCATTTCTTCTGCAATTGCTTTTACAGTGTCGTTTAGACCTTCATTAAGGTCATCAACTTCCTGCATTACAGTAAGTCCTTCGTTTACTAGTTGTGTTAATTTTGCTTTTTCTTCACTCGAAAAAATACGTGCGCCACTCATGTGAGTACTCCTTGATATATCTTTATTAGTGTTTAGTATACTACTTAATACCTTGTGCGTCAAGCACAAAATCATAACTTTCGTAGTTACCTTTGTTTAATGGTCCGCCATATCCACTTGGAGGGAGACTGCCCTTCATTTGTTGTGGTATACCTTTTGCAGATCGTTGTTTTGCATTTTCTAATGCTTGCTTGTTTTCTTCTGTGTTTAATATGCGAACATTTTTCGGACGATCTTCTTTTGGCTGTATAATCCATACAAATATAAACTGTTCATTAGGATCGTTAGTGTGTGCCAAATATAAACTTTCATCAGGTATAGTTTGGAATATTGGATAACCGAGTATATCAGTTACAGTCTTGTACGTACTAAAAACACATACAAGAGCAACAGGAATAACTAACATCATAACAAATAAATTTCTAGCAAAATGGATACCAATGCCCAACACAATTAATGTTAGTATAAGAACACTTACAAACAGCGGTAGTAAACTAAAATCAAACATTAGTTTCTCCTCTGATGAGAAAAGTGTCTCGGTCTAGTTATAATTTCATGTCTTACTTTGTCAGATGATACAAAGTCTCCATTGTCATCTAATGTAAAGTTAACTAAAGTAATTTGTTGTCCGCGCTCGTTATATGTAAATTTATCAACAACAGTTTCAATATAAGGATTTACTTTTATAAGTGTAAATTCTATCCAACCAGTAGTATTGATTGGGCGTTCGCCTGCTTCTATTTGATCTATAGGATAATTTCGACTATACACTTGTGCCATTACTTTGTATTCTCCTGGCACAGTTCCTCGCAGAGTAACAACTTCTCTGTTTATCATAATTGTTTTTTTAATTGGCTTGCCTGCCGTTTGTGATTCTACAAACTCGATCACATCGCTCGAATGACCTAGATCATCTCTTTCTAGGTGCATGAGTCCGCCTTCTCTTGCATTAAAATTAATTAAATTGCCTGCAGGATCCTTAACCCATATGTCAATATCATCATTTAGTTCAGGATCCCATTCCATAACAAGCAACCATTCCGCTTTACTTGGAACATCAGAATTTTTTGCAACTGGATTAATAAGAATAAAAGCAATCATGAATAGGTAAACAAATCCAATCAGAAGATTGAATAATAAATCAGTAAAGCCAATGCTGCTCTTATATCTACTTCTGTCTTTCATCAAACTTCCTTTGAAGATGTTTTACTCTACGCACATACTCTGCGTAAGTCATGGTACATCCACAACGTTCGCAATGTTTTGTCCATTCAGTACTGGACATTGTTAATCTAGGTTTAATCTGTTTCGACATTTACTAGTTGCACTTTCAAAGCCTGACTGCACACAAGTCCAACTAGCGTTGTATAAAGTGCAGTACTCATTCCCAGAGCCATGTCTGTTAATGCTGTCTTTACGCTTGTTGTATCTGATACATTTAAACTCTCGAAACTGCTACCCAGCATTAGAATAAATCCTATAACGGTACCTATCATGCCTAATGCCAGCATCATCTCTGTAATGAACCATGCTATATTGGTCCCACTTTCTACAGACTTGCCTTTACTCTTTTTGTAAGTTTCATAACCTACAAAGATACTTGATCCAAAAAATAATGTGATAATAACAAAACTTAAACGTGTTATGTCGTTGTCTAGCAATGCTTGGGTAAATCCAAACGCATGCACAATAAACATAGCTGCCATACTTGTGCAGAATAGCAGCCACCAACGTAAAAACATCGTCATATTTGTTCTCCGTTGTATTTATTTACGTTCGGTGATTTCTAATACTAGTTCAGTACTGCCTTTAATAAGTCTGTGATAAACTTCTTTAGGAATAAAATATTCTCTGTTGGGCAAGAGTGATAAAGGTAAACAGTTATCTAACTGTAAAGCCCAGCCCTTGCCTTCTAACACAGTTACAACTCTGTGTTCTCTGTCGCGATGCCAGCACAAATCGCTATTGTCAGCGTCTGCTGCAAAAGTTCTAATAAATGTATCGTCTGAAATTTTCTTGTGTTCGTAGGGTGTTACCACCACTGCCCGCCTTTAACGCCTAATGCTTTGTAACGTGGAGTACGACAACTCCAGTATCGTGCAGTCGTCTTATCATTTGCTTGCTTACACTTGTGTCGTGCTACAAAACTTTTAACTGCACCTCTGTCATTTGCTTTTACACTAAGTCCAGTTGTGTCGCCCCATGATACTTTAATCACGTTGCCTTTTTTATTCTTTGTATACACATAAAACTTCTTACTACCGCCACGCTTTGGACTATTAAGTTTTACTTTACGTCCTTGGTACTCTGCTTCATCAAGTTCTTCTTCTTCGATCATAGGCACATCAAGTGCTACCATTTCATCTTCGATCATAATACATTCGCCGATGTCTGTAGCAATTAGTTCTTGATCTTCCCAATCTAAGTTTAGTTCTTCAGCACGTTCACGTACTTGCTTATAGAATTCAGTAAATGCTAAACTGCCGGGACGGAACATGCACTCTGTGAATGGAATATTCTTTTTAATATGTTCAGCAATAGTTTTGTTTACTGTTGCTTTAATGTCAAATTCACTTACTCTCATTGCGCATACTTTCTATAAGGTTCTTCATTATTTCACCGCGTTGTATTACACTAAGTCTTTGTAGTTCGTTAAACTTAATTTGTTCAACATACTTGTCGCGGTTTGCTGGTATTGCTAAAAGTTCTTCAATACTCTTAGTTGCTGACATTTTTAGCCTTACCTTTACGATTCTTGTTTGGGTCTTTTGCTCTTTTGCGTTTAACAGCACGTGCAATGCCTGCCTTGCCATCTTTTTTACCATCACCATCTTTGTCTGCGTTGCGCAGTTTTGCTGCCGCGCTCTTACTCAAACATTTAGGTTTTGCTTTGCCTTTGGTATCGCCACACTTGCCAATACGGTTACCTGAACTATCATAAGCATCC